GAGCTGATGGGTTATTTTGGTAGTTTTGATACCTCAAACTTTTGATTCCTCAAACACTGCTTTAGTTTCAATTCGTAGGTATTCATACTCTCGATCGCCTCGCATAAGTTCTTGGTGGTATGCTTTCGCATCTCGTAAAAAGACGAAAGCCTTGCTTTGAACTGTTCCATCTAATTTTGTGCTTTCAACAACGTATTCTGGGCATTCCTCATAATTTAGATATGACAGACCACAATGTATTGAACCATTAGGTAGGTATTGGTATTCTTTTGTTTTTTCCATAATATTTATTGGTTGATTGTTAATTAGAAGCAACCTGCTTCTACCCAAAAAGCCGTGACCCCTAAGAGCCACGGCTGAATGAATTACAAGCCAACTACACATCTAATGATATGAGCCACCTCTACAGTGACTATTTCGTCCTTGCGGTCACTGCTGTTAGTCCACCATTGGGCGTGTTCGATAGCTTCCTTTTCGCTACTGAATCTATCCACTTGTTCGCCATCTTGACCATTTGACGACCAAGATGCTTTCACTGTGTAAACATTATCTGATTTAAGGGTAAGTACTTCGTAGTTTTTCATAATAATAATATTTGGTTGATTGATTGTTGATTGGACTCCTCATTACGCTGAATGAATTATTCAGCAGGGCTTGTCACCTTCACGTTGTGTGGCTGAGTTACAATCCTATGTTTTCCTTACTACGTCATCGAGCGTGCTGTGCATCGCACCCCTCTACTTCCAGAGGAGCCATCCGAGGTATCACCGTATCGGTTGCCGAGTCATCAGATATATCCGCAAGTACCAGAGGTTCTTCTGAGCGGTAGAGATGCTGACTGTCGACATCCGAGATCGGAGTCGGTAGCGGTAAAACTGTCAAAGAACAATTACCACAATGCACATACCTCAAAACAGGTCAAGCAATATTTTTAAAAAACTTTCAAATAGTTTTCAAACGTAGTGTTTATGCGGGTTAAAGGATTACTATCCCCCAATGCATCCCCTAATGCTGACCGATACATCTCGTCCTCAAAGAAAAGAAAAACCCCTCACATACAGCGAAAATTACGCACAATATGTATTATGTCCAATAAGTTTTGTTGATTATCAACGACTTACGCAATATGTTGACGCTAGTATAGGGTGGAGGGGGTCGACACGCACGCTTGCGCTAGCTATATGTAT